GTGAATGCCCACAAACTTCTCAATCGCCACGCCCATGCAGTCATCAATCGATGTTCCGTTAGGATCGAACAAAAAATTCTTAGGGTTGACAGGAGTAATCTTCACCGCAATGCGGCTTTTCTCCACCACACCAATGGCAGCTTGCCCCATCTGTCCAGGAATCGGTTGGGTGGCTGGTTCAAAGACTTTATCGGTTTTAACCACGATCTCGCCAATGCCAGTCCCATAGATTTCAGCCATTAACTCGATCTGGTCGATAGCTTTTCTGATTTTGTCTTGCTTGAAGTCTTCCATTAGCTGGGCTTTAAGCATCTCGACATCTAACGGGTTGCCGTTAACGTCTTTAATATCGTCTTCAATGTCAAAGAACTCGCCCTGGCCGAAGATCGCTTCCATGATCTCAGCGTGACGGGTTTCCACCGCTTGTTGGGTAGCAGGGGTTACGATGCGTGAGCGCTCAGAGTCGCGTGTTTTGTCTTCAGCAGCCCATTCGCCACGAAAGATGCGCTCATATTCTAGGTAGTTGGGAAGATAGTTCGTATCGCGCCAGTCGCGCCAACGGTCACAGTGGTTGACAACAAAAGAGGTTAGCTCTTTGTCGTTCTCTGTTGGTTCGTCGAACTCGTTTTGATCCATGTCATCACCTTATTGTGTCGGCAAACGGGTCTTTGTATTGTACATTTGTAGGCTGTGCAAGACCAAAAAGCTGTTTAAATCTATCAACCATGCCAGGTTCTGCTAGCTCAGGTTGTCGAGTATAGGTTGGCAAGTCTCGGGCGTCCAAGCGTGTTTGGCGCAAACCCGTAATTGCGTTGTAGGTTTCACGCACATCTTTGTTTTTAAATAGCGTTTTACGAAGTACAGGGTCTTTAGTTAAATCCACACTGTTTGCGGCTTCATATCCTGCCAATGTAGCCAACTGCTCGTATAGCGCAGTGCCGCCTTGTTTTAACATTCTCGGATCAAAGTAGGCATTTCCAATACCATACTTTTCTTTAAGATGTACCGCTGCGCCTATAGCGTCTTTAACAAACTGCTCTCTAAGAATGGGGCCTTTTTTTCCAAGAAGTTCATCAAATTTACTGTTGATTGCAGCGCCTGCCCCTAATCCCTGACGTGCTAGCAGATGTTCTTGTTCGTGCGCTATGGTGTTTTTGTTTGCATCGGGGCTTAGAAAAAGCGCCTGTGTTTGTCGGCGGTTTTGGTCAAAGTCCGCAATACGTTTACTGCCAAGTACAAATCCTAAGGTATTGGTGTTTTGCAATTCTGGCGCGTCTAACACCCTTAAAGAAGGTAGTCCGGCAGTTGTGTAGGGCTGCTCTTGCGGCGTTGTTCTGCGATCCTTCAAACGATTTGGGTCAACACCCATTATTTTAAGCTGCTCTAATGTACGCGGGTCTAGTTGTGTGCCAAACAATCCATCAGCCATATTAGACTCCTGAAATTACATCCATCGGCTCCCACGCATCGTCATCATCTTGCTCAAAGTAGCTTGTCACGGCCAACTGGTCAATGTATGACAGCGCATCCGGCAAGTCATCATGCACACCTTGCGAGGGAAACATCAGAAGCTGGTCAATAAAATCAGACCAGTCTTCTTCGCTGTTCAGGATGACTCGGCCATGCTCAAACCTTCCTTGAAGCGACCAGATGATTCTATCTGCTTTCTTACGGTTACCGTGGGTTAAATCGACAATGTGGCTGTAGACATTGTTTTTTCTCATCAAATCAGACAAGTAAGGGAGAACAGCGTTCTTCAGCGCCCCCCTCTCGATTCCGATACTTAGAGGTCGGTATTCCCGCATCGCTATGAGAATCTTGGAGGCCGTCTCACGAATATCCCAGCGCCCGTGTTCAATCTCTTTGACAAACCACTTACCGTCATCAGTTACCTTTACGACAGCAATGGCCGACTCATCCAGCCGTTTCTTGGCATTTGCTGCCTGCTTAGCGACCTCTTCAAAGCCAGCCAAGTCCACTGCCACAAAGTAGCTGCCGTGTTCAGGCTCCACGCCGTATTTAATCCATTCCTCTTTGAACACATCCGCGCCAGCGTTGGAGAAGGAAGCCATGTATTCTTGCTTGAACGAGAAGGAAGACAGGGTCTTCTTAGCTGACTCGATCTCAGTAGGGTCGATCAAGGGGTTGTCCGCAGTGGTGAAGTGCCAGGACTTCCAGTCTGCGTCTTTTTCTTGTCCCAAGTTGTACAGGTCATAGAACCAGTTCCGGCCCTTGGGCGTGCCGATGAACATAGCCCTGCCCTTACGATCTGACAAGGAAGCACGAATAACTTGCTCCCAAGCCTCGGGTTTGATGTCGGCTACCTCATCCAGCACGGCATAGGTCAAGGAGACTCCACGAAGGGTATCTGGTCTGTCAGCCCCACGGACGTAGATTCTGGCTCCGTTTATCAGGGTGATGTCTAGATTGTTGACATGGCTGGACTGGATGACCTCTCTGCCCAACTCCAGCAGCAAGTCCCAGATGATCTGTCTCGACTGTCCCATTGTTGGTGAGACGTACAACACCGCCGAACCCTGTGGACAGCGTAGACCCTCAATGATGAGTGTAGTAGCCGCCAGTCTGCTCTTGCCACACCGCCTGCCAGCTGCTATGACCTTGAAGCGAGTCTGGTCAGTGTAGACCTCTTGTTGCCAAGGAAGCAGTGAGAAGTTCAGATCGCTCATATCGTGCAGCCTTCGTGATATTGCCTTTTTGCCGCCAAATACGCATCGTGCGCTTCTTGCTCTTGTGCAAATGTGCCGAGATGTATTTCTTTATGGTCTACGACAATTCGAGCGCGGAACGGGCGATCTTTGTTTTGACCCTTGTTGGAGAAGCTGACCCCAAGCAAAGAGGAAGAAATACGGTTGCGTTTTGCGCGTTTTTGATTTTGCAAATTTACACCCTGTTTGACGTCTCGTAAGTTCTCAATGCGGTTGTCATTCTTTACGCCGTTGATGTGATCTATGTAGTGATCCGGCATCGCGCCGTGTACATACAGCCACGCCAATCGGTGGGCCAAAAATATCTTGCCTTCAATCATTACCTGAACATAACCATCAGGTCGGGGAACACCAGTTATCGACCCAGCAATGTACTTTCGCTTTGGGTGATTTTTGATGCGGGTAAAAATACCTAATTCAGAGTCGTACGAAACATTCGCCTTTAATGTTTCCACGGTCAAAAGACGTTTCATGGCTATTCCTTTTCACTATTCTTGATAGTGTAGCCTATATCTTCTGCTTCGTCAATAATTGTTGGTTGCTGCCCTAAGCCTGTAATTGAGATAGTAACTGCACTCCTCTGAGACTTGTCCTTCTCAAACATAGACATAGGCAACGTCCTGTCAAGACACATCTTCAACGCAGCCATCTGACCAGGATGATCATCATTCAACGCAATCTCAATCACCTTCTCAGCAACATCCTTACCCCCAGACCTGATCATCAACTCCTTCAACTCCCTCAGACGCTGTGTATCAGTCTTAGGCAATACCGCAGGAGGATTCTCCGCATACCGCTGGATAGTCATCTTGATCGGACGGCCACGCTTCTTTTTTTCCATATTCGACTTTCGCTTTTTAAGAGGGGGAGAGGCTCCTGTAAATATTACAACACAGCCCGACCCCCTCCCCCCCCATCTGATCGCCAGCCCTGAAGTTAGTGCCTGCTCACATCCAGGCGGAGTGAGTGCTCACATCTAAGTCAGTGACCGCTAACATCAATGTTAGTGACCGCTCACATATAAGTTAGTGCTCACTTACATCCAGGTTAGTCAGTGCTTACATCTAAGTTAGTGAGTGCTCACTTCGATGTTAGTGGACGCTGACATAAGGCTGGCTAAGTTAGTGGACGCTGACTTGCTAAGTTAGTGGTCGCTGACATGTGTGGGTGGGCTGTACCTTTTCAGGGGTACTCTGCTGATTCCAACCTTATGCGTTTTCTGCATAACCTTTAAACAGTATCCGATCTAGTGGCATGTCTGGTCTGTATCCCTGATTGTGAAGCTCTGCATAGATAGCCAGCATGTGATGAAAGCCTGTTGATAGACATCCATTCCCTGCTGTGAGCATGATGTTCCTTGTCTCTGCATCTATGACGCGATAGAACCTAGTGGTGTCTATTTTGCAGGGTCTGACCATGATTGATAAATTCTATCGAAAATCCCAATTGTATAGAAATAATTGTCTTGTGTATTGTGCAGGGATCTATACATTAGAGATCTTAACAACAGAAAAGGAAGCAACAAATGACAAAAGCACAAGCCCTCGAAGCCTACGCAATTCAGCACTACTCAGCCGGCGGCAATTGGATCGCTGAAACCTACGAAACCGCCGATTATCAGCAAGTGGTTGATGCGGCCGGTGGCGACATTGACGAAGCAAAAGCGGCAATCAAACGCGCTTGGCTTTTTCAAGTAGAGCAAGAAAGCAATTGCGGCGATTATTAAAACTCAACTGTAAGCCCTTTATAGGGTTTACGGGTGCGCTTTGCACTGCATGCCCGAAAGGGTCTTTTTAGGATCTTTATGAATAGCTACATCTTCACCAGGCGCGGCCGTACCGCTCTCGCTGTCCTCAATGCAGCTGCCGCCATATTTTTCGTGGCTTGCCTGCTTAGCCTCGCTCTCGCTTATTTTGACGTATTGGTGAAATAACATGCCAAAAATTAGCGTTACCTCCAAACTTGACGGGATCCGTTCATGGTCTTTGCAAGCTCTAGACACATGCCCTGGCTCTATTGCTTCGCCTGGTGTACTTGTTGACGCCTGTAAAGGCTGTTATGCCACTACGGGCAATTATCGTTTTGCCAATGTGAAAGCCCCGCGCGAATTTAATCGCACCGACTGGGAGCGTTTCGAATGGGTTGACGAAATGGTGCAGGAATTAGAGCGTGACCGATATTTTCGGTGGTTTGATTCGGGCGATACGTACAGCCTTGCGCTAGCGGAAAAAATGCTTGAGGTAATGATCCGCACGCCTTGGTGTAAGCATTGGCTACCTACCCGCATGCACAAATTCCCAAAATTCGCTATGGTACTGCGCGAAATGCAAGCATTGGATAATGTCATGGTGCGCCCATCATCTGATTCCATTGTCGGGGTTTTTACGCCGGAACTGCACGGATCGGTCATTGTGCCGGATTCAAGGGTTAACCCTGACATGGTGACATTGTGCCGCGCATACGAAAACGACGGGAAATGCTCTGGCTGCCGCGCCTGTTACGACAAATCAGTTCCTGTGATTGCATACCCTGCACATGGCAAAACAATGGCAAAAATTATCCGAATCAAGGTGGCGGCATGATCTACGCGGCGATAGCCCTGTTCATTCGAATATTGACAGGCAAACGATAATTGAGGGGCTTAGGCCCCTTTTTTACGCCCAAAAAAAACCCACTGGGTTAGCAATGGGTAAGGCTGGCAACTGCTTGTCAGCCCCTTAATTCTAACTCCGGCACAGGAATCCCCATAGGCCATTGACCACTGTCTAGCAGGCTTTGCACTGTCCTGATGTGCGCTCCTGTCCAGGCTTCCTGACGCTCTGCCCTTGACATTTTCGCGCCTTGATCGATCTCGAAATGACAGGGCTGGCATAGAGCCGCTACCAGGTTATCGTCTGCTTTGATGCCTCGACCCTTGCCGCCTCCCCAGTTTGTGTGGGCTGCTTGCACTTGCGACCCACTGCCGCACCGCTGGCAATCGAGGCTGGCGACCAGTTTAAGCAAGGGTTTGCTCCTGATGTACTGGTGTTTCACTGGTGTGCCCTGTCCTGCATCCGGTTTGTGGCTTCGCGGGTTCTAAATATCTCAATGTCCAGTCGGGCGGCTTCCATTTCCCACTTTAAAACCTCCTCTGCTTCGATAGCTGCTGCCAAACCCTTCAGCAGATCAACATAACTTGGGTCTGCATAGGCTTCGCGCTCTTGTGCGCTGGTGGTTTTGATCCCCTTTTGGTGCGCTTGGGACATTAAAAGGGCTTTTTTGGTCTTTCGGTACTCTTCAATATAGACTCGCTGACCCTTGGCTTTGCCGTAAGCTGGTGCATTGTCCCGAATTGTCTGGGCTGCTTCTTCTGGCTTCATTTAAACCTCCATAACCATTACATCAACACCCGCTTCTGATGCGTAAACCTTGGTTACATGGGCATCCACAATCTGCGTGTCGTCTTTGTAAACGATACCATTCATGGCATCACAGATTGATTTCGACACATTGTCCCAGTCCGGCTTCTTGGTTGGGCGTTCTAAGCCACTTAAACAGGCTTCAGTGCGTTTTTTTGAGTACGACTGGGGGACTGCATGCCTGATGTATAAAAAAACGCTTACAGGCGTTTCTAGTGGGTCGGTGCTACCCATTGCTGCGGCTGCAAAAGACTTGATCAGGGCTTCGTAGTCCTGAGTTTTCTTATCAGTGTAAACCCTAGTAAATTTACCAAAGCGACCAAAACGCGGCCTGCCCTTGCCCTTGGGGTCGCCCTCAACTTGGAAGTGAATTTGCATCATGCCTGTTCATTTCTGCAATCAAGGTATCGGCTGTAGCCTGGCCACGAATCCGGAGAATGTCGGCCTTCACTTGCAACCACCAGCTTTGGGCTTTCACTTTGCCCAGCTGCTTGATCTTGGCCTTGTAGCGACTCTTCCATTCGCGCGCCTCGCATTGGATCATGTAAGTCGCCGGTTGCGTACAGGGCGGCGCTGATTTCTTCGAAAGTGAACCTGGTTCCGTCACGTGCTTTGTCCAAAAGTTTGTTTGCTAGTTCACGATTCATCAAAACTGCTCCTCATCCATCCAATGCTTAACTGGCGGGGTTGTGGGCATAACAATTGATGCAGGGCGGGACGTAGGGTTTCGGTCTTCCTTGGCATGGTAAGAGCAGAACGGGCGGCTTCCGTCCATTTTTACAGCCCATCGGTAAGAACAACCTTGCACGCTGCACATCAAGTCTCGATCATCTTGAACAACAGGCTGGGTTTTAAAGTTAGTTAGCGCCATGATATTTTCCCTCCACGATTTTTGCAAAATTGCTTGGCTTCAAAATCCACTCAAGGTCAGCAGTGAATGCCCTGCCGTCTTTGCTGTTGACCTTCCCTGTTAGGAACTTGGACTTTCCAACATGCTGGAAAAATTCACCCCACCAGCCGAGAACATTGCTGCTGTCAATCTCTTGTGACTTTGACAACTCCTCTGCTACTTCCCGCCAGCGCTGTCTTAGATAGCCTTGTCTAGCAGCGTTCCAGACCTCAACCTTACGCAGTGTTGGCAAGTGCTGGTGGTACAGGCTGATGACTTCTGAGTGTTTGCAATCAGGAATTTTGGAACCATGTTCACCGGCAGGTGGACATATATTGGTATTTAATTGGTTATTGGTTATTGGTTTATGGTTAGCATCAAAAATAGGTGCATCCGCATTGCGTTCGGTATGCGTTCGCATAGCGTTCGCACCATTCCACCGTGCGTTTGCACTGTTTGCTGCCTTTTCCTTCTTGCCATGAAAGTCAGCAATCTCCTTGTCGCATCGGTTGTGCCGCCATCCATCCTCTTGCAAAACAAAGAAATGGCGCAGGATTAGATGCACTGTTTTTTCATCCGAACGCATAGCAAACGCAATGCTTTCGCAATCGTTGTGCAATGGCTTTTCGTCTAAGTAGTATTTCCAGAGCATCCGTAGGTAGATGCCCATCTGGTCATTGCTAAGATGCCCAGTGTCTTTTAAAAAGTCACCGATATGGTGTCGGTAGTAGTGCATTGTTTACCCTTTTACGCACCCTTAAAAGAAACTGCGGCAGGGGAGGGTGTAACCCTTTTCGACTGAGAGATCAGGCTCAGCCTAGCCGTGTTTCAAAAAAATTATAGCCGATTGAACCACTCTGGCCTGATGACCATCAACTGATACATGCGTCCTTGTGGGAG